GCACGGGTACGGCAGGCTTCCATGGATTATGTACTGGCCCCAGATGGGACTCGACACGGGTAACTCCGAACCGGAAAACCTGTACATGGGGCTACTGAACGGCTCGCTTGATATGCTCCGGGCGCAAAGCCAACTGGCATCCCACTACATCGATATCGTAAGCAAGTCGGCATGGCCCACCCTCGAGTTCACCGGTCCTCCCGGAATTACCGAGGAAGTCCAGTCGATGTGGGATGACACACCAGGCGCAAAGAACGTAAAGCCGCCACAGGTGCAGGTCGGTATATCAGATGTGCCTAGACCTCCCTCTGAGATTGGGATTGCAAAGGAATTCCTCGACGAGGCGATCGAGGCGAACACAGTTCCTGCTGTTGCAAGAGGACAGCGTCCTACCGGCGCAGCTTCCGGTTATCACACGGCAGTCCTTGCAGGAATCGCATCTCTAAACTTCGGAGCCGTAAAAGAAGCAATGGAAAGAGGTCTTCAGGAAAAGGGAGAGCTTATCCTCAGAATTGTTGAACACGTAATCGATGACAGGGTGTCCGTGTTCGGAAAGACAGAAGCAGGAGTCCTTGATGCAGTTATCAAGCCTTCCGACATCAAGGGGCATTACGTCAATATTGTTCGTATTAATTCTGTTAGCCCCGAAGAACAGGAACGAAGACTCAACCTCTGGTCGAACCTTTGGAGAGCAGGATATGTTGATCTCGACACTGCTCTCAGAAAAGGTGGAGTAAGCAACCCACTCGAAGTTCGCTCGAAGATCCTCGAGGAGCAGTTCATCAACTCACCGGGTATACAGGAACAACTTCAGGCTGCTGCAGCAGCGCGAATACCGACGATACAGAATATCCTCGAGGCGGCCCAGCAACAAGGTGGACCGCAACGACCTACGCCCGAAGAGGTTGCTCAGAATATCTTGAACACCCAGGGAGCGCAGCAATTGCCGAATGCGGGTAATTTTCAGCAGGGGAACCAGGCTGGAACCAGACCGCAGGCCCCCGGAACGGGAATACCCGCTACGACCAGACCGGTAGTGCCGGGATCGATTGATGAAATGAGGCAGACAGCTGCTTCAATATCAGGCCCAAGGACGGGCAATGTCAGGGTTCCTGGAGCCGATATATCTCCGGGAGCAAGAGGTTAATCATGGCTAAAGCAACGCACCCGCTGGAACTAGCATTTATGCGCTTTGACGATACTGCAGAGCGAATGTTCAAGCGAATCGAGGGAAGCTTCAGGGATCTGTCGGGGATTCCAGAGGTGAAACAGCCTAAAAAGAGAACTAAGAAAACGATCTACGGTCAGAATCCGCAGACTCCTTTTGGAGGTATTTAAATGGCACTATTTGGAATAGGCGATACGAACCGTATGCTCATATATGTTCCTGCGCCATACGAACCGATATTGGGTCTTCCAGTTGGTGGGTTCAGTAAAAAAATCAACATCAAGGTTCCTAAAGGTCAAGGTAAAGCCGCGGCAGAGAGTCACGCAGCGCGAGAGTTGATGAAATACGGAATTCCTTTCCAGGCTGCAAAAAACCTTGTCGGTAAAGATTATGAAATCCTCACTAACAGCAGTGACCCAAGATATAAAGAATGGCAACTAGAAGCCAGTTCCCCTGAAGAAGTTGCTGCTGGTCGAGGTAGAGAAAAGTCACCGCGCGGGATTGATGTCGCTGTTGGTGCGGAATACGGGCAACAAAAACCTGTTTCTCCATTTTGGGATCTCAAGGCTACTCCATTTGAACAGCAGACTGTTACCGGAGAGCAACAAGAAGCAGATTTTCAGCGATCAATGAAAGTAAGTGCTGCAGATCCGTTCAGTGTAAATGTTTCAGGTGACGAGTCTAAATCCGTCAAAGATGCCATTGCAGCAATGGAACAAGAGCTGCAAAGGCAACAACAAGCTTTCCTGCAAGAGCAAGCAAAAAGGCAAGCAGCTGAAGAGCTTGCAAGAAGGCAAGAAGTAGATTTTCAGCGATCGATGAAAGTAAGTGCTGACGAAGCGCAGAGACAAGTTCAAGAACAGCGAGATAGAGTCCGACGAGAGCAAGAACAACAGCAAGTGCGCGATGCTGAACTAAGGGCGCGCGCGGAAGAAATAAGGAACGATCCGAACTTTGCTGCGGAAGAAGGTCTTGGTGGAGAACGAAGTGTCGATCCGGTTACAGGAGAAATGCGAGATTCCGATGCTGGGGGTCAGGTAACAGACAGAGGTGTTATAGGAACACCCGACCAGTCCATTGAACAGGCACTCGAGGCTCAACGGGGAGATTGGGAGGCAGCTTTAGCTGAACTAAGAGCTGAACGGCAACCCATTGTCCATAACCTGCCAGATTTGGGAGAGTTCACTCCGTTTGATGTGGAAGAAGGTAGTTCGAGTACGAGCATTGAAGAAATGCTCAATATTTTTAACCAAGATCCTGAACGATATTACACAACCGAAACGATCATAGGGCCGGATGGTCAAGCAATAACCCAGCAGGCTCTCTCCCCTATAGCAGAGGCTGCTTTACAGGCGTTCAGCACCCAGCGGGGTGCAGAGGCTATGGAAGCCGGTTCAAAGTTCGGTGCGGGTACACCGTTCGGTGTAATTGCCGGAATGGGTGGTGAAACAGCAGCAGCGGATGCAATAGATCTTGCAAAGCAACAGGCGTATTCAGGTATTACCAGCCCGTTTGCAGCATTACAGACAGATGGTGAAATTGGTGACATAAGCCAGATTCTCAGGGGTGGAGTAACTGCTGAAGAACAGAGACAACTTGCAGGATTACAGGCTCGAGGTGGGCTTACTGCACAGCAACAGTCTGACCTTGCAGGATTACAAGCGCGTGGTGGGTTAGGCGTAGCAGACCAGTTTGCTTTAGCGGGTATGCAGGCAAGAGGCGGGTTGACTCCAGAACAGATGCAAGCATTAGCCGGACTGCAGGCAAGGGGCGGTCTTACGCCCGAGCAGAGAATGGCAGAACAGCGCATGGCACTGATGCCAAGCCTGTTCCAGATGTCTCCTCAATCACTCGGTGGTTTTTCAGAAGTTTTTGGGAAAGAAAATCTTCAGAATTATCTGTCACCGTTCTTTACGCAGCCGGACTTTACAGCACAGGGAGCAGCTCCTGCTATTGATTGGGGGGCGCAACAGGCATTACCTCAATCGGGCGTAACTGGTACTCCCCAGCCGTGGTATGAGGCAGAGGAGGAGTTAGACCCTTGGGCTTCGGGACAGCGGTTAAATATGCCAGGATATGTGAGAAACACGCGTTACGACCCGCCTACCGATAGAGCCAACATCCAGCGTCCACGAACAGATCGACTAGGTATGCCGGTGATGGGATTGCCTTCGACTCCCAGTCCACAACGCAACAATCCTGATATCGGTCAGAACATTTCGTCTTTTTTCCGTCCTACATCAGCGGGGTCTGTCCGCCAGCAGGCTCCAGCGACAAGGCAGACTCTTGGAGGATATCGAAAGGCAACCCCGTTTGAAAAAGGTGGTACACAGGCAAAGGCAGCGATAGCGGGTAAAGAACTTGAAGATTACCTTGGAGAAGTAACTCCTTTTGGAGGAACAGCAAGGCGAGGTGGTTTCGGTTCTAGCGTATCCAACAGGTTTACCTACTAATATGGTTAGCCCTTTTTCTACCCAGAACCCTTTTGAGAGCCAAACCCAATCGTTCCTTCAGCGGATGGAGCGAGAAAGGCTGCAACGCCAGGCTAATATGCTTCGGGCAACCCAGGCTCGTCAACGGGTACAGAAAGAACAGCAAGAAGAACAGCAGAGGCTGTCAGAACAGGCCCTCGTCCAGCAATACGCTCAGACGATGCAGCCACAGCAGGTTCAGCCGGGGCAGGAATATGTTCCCGAACCAACCCCATCTCCTCCTGCAATAGTAAAAGGCATTGATGTACGTCCTGAAGATGAGCGCGAAGAGCCGTTCAGGTTTACAGAGGGATTTGCGCCCGGTATCCGATCGAATATTTCAAATGCTGCAATAACAGCCTTGGGTGCAGTAGAACCGGCAATAAACACGGCTATTGGAGTCGGTGCAAGGCTTTTGCCTGGTGACCAGGAGTTCGACAAGCAGTTCCGTAACGTGATGGAAGAACGTGCCGAACAGGGCAAGGGTGCAGGGATAAGGCAGTTCTTTGCAGCAGGGACAGAAGCAGCCCGTCGCGCCCAACCCTCACAGCAGGGATCAGCGAATAAGGCCTCGTGGTCTATGCCGTGGCTGGACTTATTGCCAAATAATATTGGAATTCCGCAGGAAACCCTCGACCAGTGGCAGGAACTCAGGGAGCAGTATTTCGAGGAGGAAACAGGAGAAGAGTGGGATGACACCGGCTTCTTCCGAAATGCCAGTGCTGACATTCGCGCTTCTCGCCGTGCCTACAATGACATAGACCTGCCGAAATATTACAAGGGTGCGCTAGAGATCTTTCTAGATCCGCTCAACCTTATTCCAGGCGCAGGTTGGGTAAACGACGCGAAAGCTGTAACCAAGATAGCGAAGTTATCAGCACAGGGAGCAGTAAAACTTCCTAGTGCCGTTATTAATTCTCCAAAAACGGCAGTTAGCGCAAAAACAAGAATTCTTGAAACATGGCGAATGGCCCATGAGGTTCCTGAAGATGGGCTTAGTCTGGCTGGAATTCAAGCAAAACAAGAAGCTGCCAGAATAATGGCAGATGAAATGATGTCATTGCCTAATTCTGCCTGGGATGACATAGGCGAAGCAGTCGCTGGAACTACTAATCCAAACCAAAGAAGAACAGCAACAGAAGCTATTGAAGCAGAAGTAGGATACCGCTCTACTTCGCAGGTAGCCGGATCTTTTGATTACGTGGAGCCGGTAATAATCGGCAACAGGGCAGATGATCGAACAGCACAGGGTTCAAGGTTCTTTGACGATGCAGATAGTGCAACTGATGCTCAACGCCGGGTAGATACTTCAGATGAACTTAACGAACTTGCTGAAGCTAATTTGCGAAGTGGGCAAGCAAGTAAAGTTCAGGATGCCCTTCGCGCGATGTACAACATTTTGCCCGAAGTAATCCAGATGCCGTTCACAGGTGTTATTAACGCCATAACTCCTCGGTTGATTGCAAAGCTTGATGTAGCAGATCTGAATACTGAACGCATAAAGAGCGCGCTGATCAATGCCAACCTGCAGAACCGTGCTGCAGTCGTTGTGAACCAGATACAGGCAGTCACAGGATCTGCAAAACAGGTGTTCGGTGAAACAATAGAAAATGCAATTATCGATCTAAATAAACTTGACCCAACAGGTCGGACTGGTATTGCCGTCAAGGCTGCTCTGAAAAAACGGTATGCAAAAGATGTTGAAGGATCTGAGAACTTAAGGTTTCACGAATCAGATGTCATAAATGCAGTGGTTGATGTTTCGGAAGTACGACTTTCAAGTGGTGCTGTAACTATTGTTTATGACATAGCAGATAATTTTAAGAAGGCTGGCAGCCCGTTTTTCCAGAACGGTCAAATAACGCGTCAGGGCAACTACCTGATCCAGCGCGCTAAAGCTTACGGTGAGTTTGCAAAACTGCTGGACGAGTCCGGTATTCCGATTGGCGTAACTGCCGACGGTGCAGAAGTAATGCTAAGAGGCGCAGCACGTATAACACAGTTGATGACTGACGGTGCGTTTGCGTCAAGGTTTGTCTGGAGTAAGTCGAACGGGGCTTTACGAGGGACTGATGGTGCTTTTGACAAATATTACAACAAGGCACGAACTTTGCTCGATCCCGATGAACTGCTTGCAGCGGTTGACAGCGGACGAGTTGCCTATGCCACTCCTGAAGACACTCTTTCTGTTTACGCCAGTGGAGTCTACAAGCAGATTGCAGACGCTGCCCTAGAAGAACGCTTGATCAAGTTGTTTAGTGATTCTTCTAAC